AGGTTTGCAGAAGGATTACCCGGCAGTGTAATCGCACCTGTCATAGTACCACCTGCAAGTGGTAGATGATTAGCAATAGATGTTGCAAGTGCGGCTGAAACTGTTTCTAGTTGTGAGCCAGTTACAAAGCCTGTACCATCGCCTATGACTGCATTAATAGAAGTAATGGCTGCGGCATTAGTAGATGTTAATGCACTAACTGCTGCAATAACCGTATTGCTATTATCAATAGAAGTTGCCATAGTTGCTGACAACGCAGTGATAACACTGTTGATTGATGTAATAGCATTTGTATTTGTTGTGATGTTTGTATTAGAGTTATCAATGCTGGTAGCCATTGTTGCAGAAAGTGTAGCTACAGTAGCAGACATTGCAACATTGTCACCACCAATTATGAATGATGTGGCAGACACAGTATCAAAAGACTGGTTAGCATCAATAACAATTGTACCAGAACCAGTTACACCTGTTACAGTTGTTGAGTTTTCTAACAGATGGATGCCAGTACCTGCAGTCATTGCAGTCATTGTACCTGCACCTGCAAGACCTGTAATATTAGAACCGTCACCAAATAAGTATGTAGCACTTACCACACTTGTTGAAATGTTACCTGCAGTAAGCTTACCACCTACAGACGTAGCACCTGCAACTGTAAGAGTACCAGTACTATTAATATCATTTGATACTGACAGCTTGCCATCAATATTAGTAGCACCTGCAACATCAAGTGTACCACTTACTGATACATTGTTTTCTATTGTAAGAGAAGAACCACTAAATGTACCACCAACAAATGAGTTAGCAGATACAGTATTAGCAACTGTTACATCAGTAATACGACCATAGGCATCTACTGTAAACTGACTTAGCCCATAAGTACCTGCTGATACACTTGTCTGTGTTAAGGCAAATGTAGGATTACCTGCAGTACCATTAGCATTAGTAATAGTAACACCTGCAGAACCTGTAAGTGTACGACCATATTTACTGTCACCTGATTCAACTACAATACCTGTAACAGATGCTGCGCCTGTGGCTGCAGTATTAAGTTGTTCTGCAGTTGCATTAAGCTGTACACCATCAATTTGAATTGTACCAGTAAGATTAATACCTGACTGTGAAATCTGTAGTGTAGAGTTACGTCCTGCACCATCTTGAATGTAAACAAATTGACCTGACCCTAAACCATTACTGTTTGTATCAGATGTTTGCAATAAATTCTTATACGAATCTGCTATAAGTTTTCCAGTTAAATCTGCCATTATATTAAATTCCAATACTTAAGGTTATTATTAAATGTAATGGTTACTGCAGTCCATGCACCATTTCTATCTGCATTAGATTCAGGCCGAGAATCTCTAATAAAATACCTTTCGTCAATTCTAGGTGATTTATTTTGAGGATGACTCTTTAAATCATATGATCCATCATAATCATTAGGACATTGCATCATGCCTAAACTATTCTTTTTTAGTTGGTTTAGTTTATACCTAAATCCACAGGTATCACATATACCAAATACATTTCTTTTTCCTGCTGAACCCATTATATCATAACTCTTGGTTTTAAGAAAATACTAACTCGTTCTCTGTCTTCATCCATAGCTCTTTGCAAACGTTCTTCATATTCTTGTTTAATCATAGCAATACGACTTGCTTCTACATTAGGACGTTTCATAGACATATAGTAAGCTAATCCTGAAGTAAGACATGGAAGAAACCTGCGAGATATATCTGCATTTTGAATAGCAGATTTATTTACATCTTCCATATAAGATACAATTTCTAGTTTAATTTGATCAGTATTATTCTCTGGTAAAGGCCATAAGTGAACTACAGGATTACCACGTTCATGTCGAACTGCGTATTGTGTAGTACGTCCTGTTTGGGTTTTATTAGGAATTTTTAAATATTCTTGCATTGATATACGTTCAAGTTGTATATCTGTGTTATTACGATTATGAACAGCTTCAAGCACATCAATAGTAGAAGATGCTAATGCAAAGGTAGTTACACTTGTTACAAGAGTTACTGTAGACGTATTAGCAGTCCAAAGCATTACACCACGGTTCTGCCAATCTTGTAGTAATAGATTAATAGATCTACGTGCAGACTTAGGCTCATGCCCTAGTGTCTGCTCACCACCTATCATTTCCAAGGCTTCTTGAATAACCTCGTCAATGTCCATGTTAAAATCGTATGTACCCGAAGTAGCCATTATGATTTACCCCTGTTTCCTAAGTCTTTTTTCTTACCCTTATATTTTCCAGAAGTCCTTGCTACTAGGCCTCTCGCTTTTAATCGGGCTAAATTCGTTGCGCCAATTCTCATACCAGAACGATGCCTTTGAAGCAGTTCTGTTATTTTTATTTTTGGCTTGCCGCTTACGTTTTTCTTTTTCTTGACCGGATTCTTTTTTCCGGGCTTTACTATTTGTTGCCCAACGGATGAACGATTTATAGCCATTAATAAAGCCTGTTATGTGAACCAACTCTACCACCTTTTTTCATAACACTTGGTTTAGTTACTGGTTTATTAGCTTGTGATGCATCATACAAATACTTTTGATATTCTTCCATTTCTTTTTTACGTACTGGTGAACGTTTGGGTTTTGTTTTCATAGAACCACCCGACTTCTTTTTTGTAGGAGTTATTTTTTTAATTTTAATTTTAGGCCTACGTTTTCTTTTTGGTAAAGGCCTAGTATCTTTTTTAGCCCCCATCATTTCTAATACTTTATCAAGTTCACTATAATCTACAGCCATTATTTTTCCCCTTTAAGCTTTACCATATTTCTTATGCGATTGAGTTTTTGGTGGGCTTTTCTTGCTACCACTCTTACCAGCCCACAAAACTTTATCAGCCCAGTAAGCAGCAGATAACTTACCCTTTTTAATATTCTTTTGATGCCTTGACTTAAATGAAGCCCTAGCTGTTTTAGAATAATTATGACCATATCCTTTTTGCCCGAAATGAATAAGTCTAATTGTGTCTCCTTCTTTTGCCAAAACCATTCCCTTTTTTTCAGGGCGTGTTGACTTACGAGGTTTATTAAATCCTGCAAACGTTGTACCACGATATTCAATCCTTCCTGATGGTAATCTTTTAACTCCGGGAAATTTGCTTTTAGTCATTATGCTTTCCTATACTTTCTGGTTTTCTTGGCGATAGTTTTAGGCTGCTTAACAAATTGTTTTCCTTGTTTAGTTCCTTTTCTTTTTGCTGCCGAAGTCCTTTGGTATTCTTTGGCTGATAATGCCTTGATTGCCTTCGCTGGTAAGTATCGTTCCCCGGTAGCCTTTGAACCCTGAGTAGACGGTTTACCACTCTTGGTTCTCCATTTTTGTTTTGTCCAAGCCTTTAAGCTCCTTTGTGGTTTTTTTAAAGTCATATTTTATCCTATTATAACATTAATTATTTATATTTACAATGCATTGACAATAAAACAAAAAGCTAGTACAATAGCTAAACTATAATATCCTAAGACAATTAAAGATGCTAAACTTAATATTTTTAAACCTTGTACCATATAACATTCTCCTATTAAAAAAATATTATATCATACTCCTAATGCATTGGCTACTGTTATCATTAAAAAAACAAACAAACCTATTACTACTAATATAATGCCAGATATTACTATTGCAGCTTTAATTGATTCTTCTATTTCTTTTTGTTTTTTTAATTGTTTTTTTCTTTCTATTGCAGCCTGTTCTTTTGCTTCTTGTATTCTTTTTGCTCTTTCATCTACAATACTTTGCCATGTACCCGGACCAAATCTTAAATCAACCAACGTCCTCATTTCATTTATTTTTTCTTGTGCAATCTTTGCATCTATTACTTCTTGTGCAACTGATTTAATTCCGAACTGATCTCCTAATTTAACACCAGAATTTTTAGAACGTGACTTTTGTACTTGTTGTTCACCTGTTAAAAGATTATCTATTTGTCCTGCTATGTCTCCTATATCTTTTGCAGTATTAATATTATCCTTAATAAATTTAACAGATTGCTGGACAAGGGCAATACCTGTCAGAACTTCTGCTACGACCATGATTATCCCCTATCATTAGATCTTTAAGTTGTATAGCCACCACCAGCCTTCTTATAAGCTTGTGCTAACATCTGAGCTTTACGAGCACTCCACTGACCCGGAGCACCACCTTTACCACCTGCTTTAATTTTTTCAAATAATCTTTTACGCATACCCGGTTTAGTATAATTACCAGCTTTATTAACTGTAGATTTAGGACGTTTACCTGCTTTTAATTTAATAGAGTTTAAAGTCTTAGCTTGCTTTGCATGAGACTTAGAAGCTTTTTCTAAACCCTTTGCAACTTTCTTAATTTTAGTTTTAAGAGTACCGCCAGTAGATAAAGGCTTTACACCCTTACGAGTGTAAGAGCCTTTTCCCTTTTTAGGTTTAACAACCTTTGGTTGGTATAGTCTGTTGGCTAAAGACTTAGCAACAGGGTTTTCTTTACCCATAATACCCTCCTATTTTTTAGGTTTACGTGCAGCCCCAAATCCTCTTACCTGACGAGCACAACCACTTTTAATGCTGCCACCCTCGCCAAATTTAGCTGCTAAAGATGGGTCCATTTTATTTTGAACAGCTTCAGGAAGTTTAGAAAAACCTTTGTATTGTCTAGGTATAATTTTTTTCTTGCCTGTACCCTTTCCAGTTGGCTTATATTGTTTAGGTTTTTTAATAAAACCATCCATTGCTTTTTTCTTAGACATCATACCGGGTTTTAACTTTTTACCAATTCTAATCTTCTTTTCTCCAGTATACTGAGCATCTTTTTGTGGAGTATCATACTTAGTTGTATTATATTTATTAACAGTCTTAGTTATTGGTTTTGTTTTTTTACCTACCGTACCACCAACATTTTTATTATTAGCTGTTTTTTTAAAACGCATATTACGAGCAGCTATATAATCTGCTTGACCTGCAGCAAGATTACCCTGTGTACCTGCAATAGCAGCTTTAGCAGCCGCCTTACCAGTACCGCCATACATTTTCATAAGTGCCTTACGTTCTGCTGCACTACCCGGAAAGATACTTGCATTAGGACCAAAGCCAGTATTTTTACCTGCAGAAATAGCTGTTCTTTCTACAACTCTTGGCCCTTTTGTTTTAGGTGCAGCTTTTGTTTTAGTTGATGGTTTAGGTGGTCCTTGCACTTTTGGTTTTGGTTTAGGCATAGCCATAGTTTTAGCTTGAGATGGTCTACCATCTAATGCTTTTTTACCTTGGGCAATTGTTCCCAAAGCTGCACCAGTTTTTACAATATTGCCAATACCCGGTTTAAGTGGTTTTTGTTGAGTAGTAGTTCGTTGCTGTGATGGACGCATTGTGCTAGAACGACCACTACCTACAGGACGTGGACCTGCTTGTGTTCTACTACCACCTTTAGGAACTGAACCACTAACTGGTTTTTTAGTCATTAAAGAAGTTCCCGGCTTTGACCTAAAAACTTTTTCTGCAGTAGTAACACCAGTTTTACCTTGACCACTCGTTATAGGTTTTTTAGGAATAACTTTAGTTGGTCTTTTTAATGCAGGTGGTGCCTTTTTCATAGAAGGTGGTGTTTTCTTTAAAGAAGGTGGCTGTTTCTTTAATGTAGCACGACCTGCCCCTGCAGTAGGTTTAGAAAGTTTTGGTGCTGCTTTTACTGCCCCCTCTCCCATTTTACGTCCTGCCATACGAGAACCTGCACCTGAAATAGGTTTAAATGGTTTAACACCTGCAGCAGTACGAATCTTAGGACCAAGATTTTTAACACTTTTAATTGTTGGTGGATTTTTAGTTATTTTATTAGCAGCTTGTTTACTAATTTGTTTTGCACCAAACCGTTTTGCTAATTCTTTTGCTATATATGGAGTAGCTACTCTAACTACTTGTGCTGCAACACCTTTTGCTGCTGGGATTAAAAGAAGTGGAAATGCCATTATTTTATTCCTTTCATTGCTTTACCGAAGCCACGCATTGCTGCACCACAACCACGTGGGCTTTTTGATTTAATTTGTTTACCTGATTTATACATACCTACTTTACCACCTTTACGTTTATTTACTGTGGCAGTCTTAGTTCCCATTTTAGTAGGTGATGAAGGACTACTAATTTTAGTTGCTTGCTTTTTAGCATCACTAACTTTGTTTTGTTGTAGATCATTAGCAATATTAGTAAGCCTACGTTTTTCTGTTTGAGCTTCTGTAATTTCCTTACGAAGTTTATTCTTAACTTCTGAAGTTTTTGCATTTTTTAATGCTGCCTGTGCTCTATCAATACGTTGCTCAACAACAGGAATATCTTTATTACGAATCTTATTAATTTGTGATTCAGTACGTTGGATATTCTTTTGTACTGCCTTTTGTTCTCCACTAACCTTCGGTGGTGTCTTTGCGCCAAGAGGTGGTAGTAAACCTTTTGCTTTTAGTCTATTACGTAAACCCTCTATTTTACTTTTCGGTTTATTAGCTATACGAATGCCCGGTTCCTTAGACATCATTATAGTCTTTAATTGAGTTGTTGTAAAGTCTGGAGCAAATCTTTTTTGAATATACTCTAGCTTTTCAGACAAACGCATTTGTTTATATGTGTCTTTATCTACTTTTTTACCTTTAACAGTAGGCTGCTCATTCATTGTCTGGTAAAGATATTGGTTTTTCTTTGTGCCTGTGGGACCGGAAGCAGCAATAATCTTCTGTGTACCACCACGTGTTTTAAGAAGTTTTTCACCTGCAGGAGTAAGAGAAAGAGTACGATCCATAATTGTTACTCGTTCCTTACCTTCATTCTTCATATCTTGTAAAGCTTTTCTAATTAAGCTTCTACGTTCTTTCATTTGTTCTTCAGAAAAACCTTTAAATGCTCCTCGTGAACGAAGCTTTGCAGTTTCTTTACGAGCACGTGACATAACCTTTTTAACACGAGGTGCAGCATTTTCTGCTTTCTTAATAGCATCTGCTACAGAAATCTTGCCCTTTGTTTCTTTTACTTCTGCAATGGCATTTGTTTTTATATTTCCAGAAACATCTTTGTTACGAATTTCTGAAATCTTTTTATCAATCATACGTTCTCTAGCAAGACCTGCTTTAGTAGTACCTGCTTTTTCTGCAGCCTCTGCCTGACGTTGTTGATAAGCCTGTTGACGTGCTTTAGATTGTGCAGCACGTTTACCTCTGCCTTTACGTTTATCTACCTTTGGTCTACCACGTTTCTTTGTAGCAGCTTTAATAATAGGTTTAATAATATTTGCCATTTATGTGCTCCCTTGTATGATTGGATTATCTGCACCTGCTGGGCTGGCTGGTGCTTCCATATCATCCCTTCTTGTTCTACGTGCTTGGTTTCGCAATGATTCAACTGCTTGTTGGAATCTTGTTTCAAACAGTTGACTAGCCTGATAGTCTTTCATAAATATAAGTGATTCAACCATACAGGCATTAAATAAGGCATCAT